TTATTAGAAAGCAGATTATAAATAACTTTACCCAATTCATTGTTTGTCGCCATTACTTTATTTTCCCTTTCGCTATTTTTTCCAATCGTTTTTCAACTCCACGTTGAACTAATGCAAATACTATTCCTTGCGTTTGTCTTAATGCCGCCCCAGTTACCTTATCGCCGAATGCTCTTGCGCTTCCGTAAATCATATGAGCATACCATCCATTATTTCTGTTTTCATTCGGATTTGGTATGTTCTTTTTCCTGTTTAATAAATTACCTACAATCGCAACTGGTCCTTTTATTTTTGTTTTTACCTCGGAAATAATTTGAATAGAATATTTTAGGTTTCCTATTCCATATTTACCACTTACTCGACCATATCCTTTTCCAGCTCGTTTTTTACCGTTTATTTTTGGTGTTTTATAGGTATATAAAACGTTGCTTTTTAATTTTTTTGGTGCAAATTGCCTTTCAATGGTATTATCTCTATTTCTTGGATTCGCTACTGGTGTTAATTGCCTTGCTCGTTCTTTAACTACAATGGCAGCCGGATTTAATATGTTTCGAATTTCTTTAACATCTTGAATGTCTTTAATTAGACGGTCAACATCTCTATTAAATGCAATTAAATCCGCTTGACTTAAATGCAACATCAGTTCCTCGTTTTAGCTTCCAATACCATAAATTGCTTTTCTTGTTCCGGTAGTATCCGTTCAATATCGAATACCTTCGAATCAAAACTAATCCGCATTTTCTCGTTTAAATCAGTTCTGTATCGAACCGTAAATTCTACGTTACCGATTGCGGTTTCCCTTGCTACCATTTCTTTCTCATCCGTTCCGACTCGTTTATACTCAACCGCAGCCCAAACCGTAGCGAATGTGGACCAAGATTTGTTGACTTGTCCGGATGCAGAACGAGTTTCGGTTACGGATTCGATAACTATCCGTTCATTCATTCGACCCAATACCTCGTTCTTTTTCCAGATCATATCCCTACGAATAAGTTGTAATTTAATCTATCAAGCAACGATTGCGAAGCCGAGTATTTTTCTTTTGCGTAATCGCTTCGGTTGTGGTACATATCAGACAAAACTAATCTAATTGCTTGTCGAATCGAAGCCGGAATATCAGAAGATGCATCTCCGTATCCGACTACATAAGTAACCGTGAGCGAATTAATTTCGGCTAATATATCCGGGAATACTTCTCCGTAAGCTGGTGTAATTCGTGCAGCTTTACGATGCAAATCCACTTTGTATAAGGAACTACTCCAAGTTTGTTCTACCTCGGATGTGTCCGTATAAACAATGGACGTAACGGATTGAACCGGATGCGCAGTAAGATACAAGGTCGGAAACAAATCTGTTATTTTCGCTTTAGGAACTTTGTCAAAAACTTCAGAAACAGTTTGCGTAATGAATTTTTGACCCAGGTATTCTTCGCAATAATTCGTAGCAGCCAAAATAAGGTCATCAATAAGCGTATCATCAGCGGATGTATCAAGTTTTAAATAATTCTTTGCCTCACTCGTAGTGAGCATTGGTGTAGATGGACCTGATGTTACCTTATAATATCCCATTATTTGGTTTTACGCGTTGTTCTTTTCTTTGCTTGTGTTGTTGCTGATTCCGCTTCCGTGTTTGTTTTGGTTTCAACCTTTTTTGTAGGTGCATCAACCAAAACTGCGTAGCCTTCTTTTATTAATTTATCTGCCAATTCACTTTGAACAAGTCCAGAATGACCAGCATTGTAAGCCATCCTGAACTTGCCTGTGGGCGATTTGATAAATTTAACTCTTACCAAATCTGCCATATTAATAAGGTTTTTTCAAAGTGATTCTGTGTGTATATACCGCAGATTGAGTGCCAGTACCCGTAATGATAATTCTCTGCCTAACCCCGTAAACATCACCAGTCATTGGAGTGATTTCGCCATCTGCATCAACTGAATCAGTTGCAACCGTGTACCACTCATCTCCGCTTAATGCGTTAGATTCTTGAACCGTTAAGGTTAAGTCAATAGTACCCGATTCTTGAACACCTTTTACCGTGTGATTGTATTTCCAAAAGCTATACAAATACGGACTGATTGTGATAGTGTCTGCACCAGTATCTGTAATAGTGTCAGAAGCAGTCGTTCTGTAAATCTCATAACCAGCATCGAACTCGGAGTTCCTTGCTGCCGTGAAGATTAGGGATGCAGCCAAAATGACTGCACCACCTACTAACATTAATTTATTCATTTTATTTTCCATTTTGGATTATTTAATTAGATTCCTTGAACTACGGAAGCATCCTTCATAGCGGAGAATGAAGCAGCGTGTCTAACCGCAATATCCCACCAAGAATTAACTACCAATGTAACCAAGGCATTTTTAGCACTTGTGTAAGGATCAACTACCAAGTCAATTCCAGCCCATTGTCCGATTAATAATTCAGACCAGTTACCGAAGATAATCGCGTGAAGGCTTGAACCATTTCCTTTTGTTAAATCAGAAGGAACTAAAGTAGAAACTCTCGCTCTATATCCGTTTAATTGTCCTTCACCAGCTTGTGCGCCATCTACAAAAATGAATTGCGCAGTATTGTTAGCCTTTTCAGCAGTTTTCAAGTAACCTCTAACCCCGGGAGTAGTCAAGTAAGCCAAGTTGCCAAAATCAGCATTGGCAGAAGCTACATCCGTTTCTAATTCGATAATGTTTGCGAATGATGGATTTGCTCCATCAGTTCCTCCGGCTACATCTCCGATTCCGCTTGTGTTTAAGATACCGGTTGGTTGGTTGCTTGATCCAGAACCATTAATCGCAGCAGTATCCAATGCGTTTGCAATCGCAACGCTCAAACGGTTTCTTACCATATTTTCAACGTCAATGGTAGATTGAACCATTAATTGCTTACTAATATCGGTGAATGCTCCTAACCTGTTTGGAGTCATTTGAATCCTGTCAAAGGTTGGAGATGTTTCCGCATTAATGTCGTTTTCTCCTTCCCACGCAGCTGAAGCAGCGGCATCGTTTCTTGGAAAGTCAATGTTTGATGTCAATCCAGTCAGGTAAGTTGCTCCCAAAGATTCAGTTACCAATCTTGGATCAAGAAAAGGAATTAAATCGCCTACTTCAGTTTGAATTGTAAATCCACCTTGAGTAGTTGTTCCAGCAGTCATATCTCTTTTTGTTCCTGGTGTTCTCATCAACATCTTTGGAACGGTCAAATTACCATTAGGAGAAACACCAGCTTGTCTTGCTTCGTGAACACCTTCTTGGTGCATTTCCGCGGCAACACCTTCCAATCTTCCTCTTTCAACTAATTGAGTGATTGCTCCATCCTTACCGGTCAATCTAAACTCGGTAGAAACCGTTTCTTCTTCGGTTTTTTTGCTAACATTTCTTCTCGCGTCTTCGTTAGCCTTTCTTTTGGCTTCCTCGTTTGCCTTTCTTAAATCTTCAGCCTCAATAAAAGATTCTCTTTCGATTGATTTGTTTAAATCTTCTGCTCTTTTACTTAATGAATCCCATTTTGTATTCATTTCTTCGGTGAAATCATTTCCACCGGCAGAACGGTGAAGTGCTGTCATCTGGTCCAACACTTCAGCTCTTTTCTGCCTCAATTCATCAGATTTTTTCATACTAATTTTTATTTAATTGATGTAAATATAATTCACGCTGCCTTATGGCATCCGTGTTGGAATTATCTTCCTTTTTATTATTAATATTGATAAACTCCTTTGCTCGTGCCATTACTGATGTAGCTTCGTAAGCTGGAAATGTAACCGGAGCAACATCGTATAATCGCTTTATTTTTTTTATTGTTCTATATACGTTTCCATCTTCCATTCGGAACTCGTCATCTTCGATTGTGAACGCGAATGAAGATTGGCTAATATCGCCTCGCTTAATGGATTCATACATATCTCGTCCTAACTGCGTATCTGGTAAATCCACTTCGTATGCTAAACCTTTTTCGTCTTTCATTAATCGAAGCGTTCCGGATACCGTTCTTCCTAAAACGTAATTCTGATCGTGATTGAATAATGCGCGAACATCACTCATATCCGTTTCATCGAATGCACTAGAATCGATTTGTTCTATAAAACCACCTAAATCACCCGAAGGAGAATTAAATGTAGCTGCGTATCCGCGTACGGTTCGCTTTTCTTCACCATCCATTGCCCTCAATTCCAAGCCAAGTGTTCTTATTTCTTTTTCCATTATTTTGGATTTACGTTTTCTTTAGAATTTGACGCCAATGGCATTCCGTATTCATCTCCACCATCGTAGCCGTTCATTCCTTCTTTCTTTCTAATCTCATTCGGATTCAATGCGCGAATGTTAT